ATCTTTCCATCGAGTGTTTAAAGTACCTATGTCCTTTGTATTTGTTACATCAGGAAGCATTGAACCAACGCCGGTAGTAATATGAGCTAATGCTTGCCACACCGCTGCATTTGCCGTGTTATCTGCACAAATGTGCATACGATCCGTAGTCACGTTCACCCAAATAGATCCCACTGCGTAGCCTAAATCTGTATCATCGTTGGCTGTAGGATCTGCCGTAGCATCCAGCTTGTTTAATCCTCCTACTCCACCATTGGCGGCAGGAAGATAGCCGGTAACTGAGCTTGCAAGAGGTATCTTTGCACTATCCCCCGCTAAACCTGTATGCGTATGGCCTGTGGTTCCGAAGGCTGTTTCGAGTTGATTAAACTCTGCGTTCAGTGGCGCTGCAGTAATATCCAGCGTATTTTGGATGCTGCTTGCTGATTGTCTGGTATATCCTGCCATTATCTTTTTCCTGACTGTGCAAATTCAAATACTAGCCCTTGAATAGAATGTGGGCTGGCTACTGCGTCTGTTACGAAGGTAGCTCTAGTCGAGTAGCCGCTGCCTTGTATGTCCGACACGATGACGGGCTTACTAGAGCCGCCATATTTAACGTCTGTAGCGTTATAAGTGATGTTTCTTCCACCATAGACTGTAGGTGCGCCGGTAGAGGTTTGGCTGTAATCCCGTGGCGTAGAGGTGTCGGGATCAGACCAATCGTACTCTATGTTGAGCAGCATGGTGAATGGGCCTTCTGCCCTAATAAACGTATTTAATTTATGAATCACTTTGCGGATTTCAGTGTCGCCAAAGTCTAAAAACGGCGTGGAGTAGAGGCTGATAATGTTAGCACCGGCTAGGCTGTTGCCTGTCTCTTGGCGGTATACCTTACCATCAAAACCGCCATGTAAGACGTACTCCTCTGCTCCTATGTATTCACTGGTACAGACCGATACTTTAAAGCCCAGTAACTCAGAAAACTCCCACCCCATGCCTTGTGGAGTACTGGTTAAGCCACCTAATATGCCCTTGCCTTCGGAAGTATTGTCTCCCACAAAAAGACGGATTTGAGACTTAGCTCTGATGACCGTAGAATTAAGCGTATCTAAATCCTCGTTACGGATAATATCAGTGAGCTTGGCTTGTATATTTTTACTTATAGAGCGGATCTCTACGTCACCGATATTGGCAGTTCCCGATACAGGGCGTAGCCCATCAGGGCTAAGAAATATTAGATCCCCGCCTAGCTCTTGTACGGAGTCACGGGCCACGCAGCCTACATTGCTGGTTACATTATCAGGCTTAAACGGGGCCGTGGCTCCTTGGGCTGTATTCTTGGACAGCTTCTTAATGGCGTTCTGCCCGAATACAAATAAATCCTCACGGAACGGCTTTAGCTGAACGACTTTAAATCCTGCAGAATACTGGTGACTATCAGCCGCCGTAGTCCAAGTGTATGGATCTTGTGGCGCTGAATGTGCAATGCCGTTCTGGTAGCTCGTATCACCAGCAATAAACAAATACTGCTCAAACACTTCTACGATTTCAGGGGCGTCATAGGCATTCGGCCCACCGGCGCTAGACGATCCACCTGAGTTGGTTGAGAGTACCTGCTTCCAGTTCGTACCATCGAAGATTGTCAGAGGGTTTATGCCATCAACAAAGGCCACCATAGAGCCACTGCCGAAGTTGAACTGCACGTGGCGTATCTTGTTAATCGTCTTAGAGCCGCTAACGGTATTATGAGTTAGACCAGTGGTGATTTTGCTCCAGCCAGAGCCGGTAATGTGTTTCCAGAAAGAGTAAGTATTTCCAGAAACATCCTTACGTGCGGCTATAATGTAAGGCGATCCTAAAATTTCATTGCGGTACATGCAGAGGCCAAGGATCTTACCTTCGGCTACAGGATTAGAAGACCCGTCTAATGCCTGTACTTCCTGCCCATACTCGCCACCAGAATAGGTAACCGTGGTGTCGTAGTGATCAAAGCCTTCGATGCGCCTATAGCCGCCGAATAAACTAGGCTCGTAGTTTAATAGACGAGTAGCTGCACCGGGATAGTTGGCAGCAAGATCCAGATGGTTCTCATTGCTATTCAACCCGCCTTTGCAGATTACTTTATATGAGTCGATACGATCCACTATAAACCACTCACTGATCTAAAACTGGCTGAAACATTACCACCGCCGAAGTTCACTCTGGTGTCTCTGACTTCGCTGTAGCTGTTGATGTATTGGGATTTCATGTCGGCTATAGCCCGTTCAAAGTTGCGCTGGGCTAGTTGGGCCGACTCTGGATTATCCTTAAACATATAGATGTGGTACAGCGCACCTTCTATGAAGATTGGCGTCAATACATCAGGATAAACCGAAGCGCCGGTAGGTGTATCGTTATATGCTACAAGCTCAGTCGGGTGCAGGAAGTATCTAAACTCAAGGCGATATGGCTTGTCGGGTGCAGGGCTAATGCCAAATCCTACGCCGTGGCTGGGAAATACATACTCAGGCCGACCAATACCTGATGTAGCTGCGTCATCATCCTTATCCCGATAGCTCTTGTACCAGACATCACGATCTATGTACTGCAGTGAGCGGTTCTCTGTGGAGTAGGTTCCATCGCCCACGATCTGGAAAGAGTTCCACTCTAACGTCTTGGCCCTAGTCGGGTTGGAGTATTCTGTCTGACCTATGACAAGCTGAGTAAGCTCTTGAGCCGCATTAAAAGGCCACTCGAATTGCTGTGCGTTAAAGTCAAATATAGCGCTGTTAATCGCATCTTTAGCCGCCGCCTGTATGCCACGGGCGTTTTCAAAGTCAGATTGCGTAAGCTCGACTTCATTGAGTCGCCTTAGCACCCGATTAGTCAGGTCAATAAAAGTAGTCATGTACGGGCCTTTTTAAGCTGCGTTTCTAAACGGGCTGCTTGGAGTAGAAGTCGAGGTAGTCGCAAACGGCGACACATTTAGATCTGAACTTCTTGAAGTAAATGGCGGCTCAATCACGCTAGTAGTTATGTTTTGAGCGCCTTCGGCATTCACAATAGGGCTATTAAGAGTACTACTAATAGTACCAGTTAAGGTTACATTAGCATTAGACCGGCCTACGCTGGTGATAGTAGCAGTAGCACCGCTTTGGAATACGCCTTCTGGGTTGGCTTGAGTAGTAACCCCGATATTAGTAGACGGCCTACCGTCTGTGACTGCATCACCATCGATAGCGGTAGTTGATGTTACTGTAGTCGCTGCAGTGGCTTTTACAATACGATCAAACGAAACAACGACAGAGCTTTCAACTTCAGCGGATACTTGTGGCTGTGCAACTAACTGAGCAGATACAGGAGCATTGCAGGATATTGTTGCTGAAATAAGTGATGTCGATACTCGCTCTGCATCGATTTCTGCAGACGATTGTATATTGGTAGAGGTTCTTCCTAGACGTATTACTTCAGGATCTACCGTAGCCGATACAGCCAAATCGGCGGTAACACGTTCAGCTATTGCGCCTGTAACTACGGAAGCAAATGTATACGTTTCATCAGCTTCTGAGTTTTCTGGGATAGAGCCAGTAACCGTAGCTGCAAAAGTATATGTCTCGTCGGCTTCTGAGTTTTCTGGAATAGAGCCAGTCGCAGTAGCATCAAAGGTATAGGTGGTGTCGGTAACTACACCATCAAATGCTTCACCTATAACCGTAGCGGCGAAGGTATACGTTTCGTCTGCCGCAATATCTACGCCAATACCGGCATCTAAGGAGCCAGTAAATTCTAGCGTTTCATCAACCGCCGCATTAGTTCCCGTAGATCCAGATACTGTGGCAGCAAAATCGTAGCTAGTATCAGTCTCAGCGTCTGTGCCGGTAGAGCCAACCACCGTGGCTGATATCGTATATGTTTCGTCGACGGCAGCTATTCTAAAGTCTTGGCCTACTGCAGCGGTGACTGAGATTACATCGGCGCTAGCAGCGGCTTTTATTAACCTAGCAGGATCTACTGCTCCAGTAGATACAATGGTGGCTGCAGCTTCTCCTAACCGAAGTCGAATACTGTCAGTGACTGAGCTAGATGAAGATACATCAGCGGAAACATCCGCTACTCGTACTCTGTTAACTTCAATCGTAGAAGATAGTACAGAAGATGTACCGGCTTCACCATCTACAACTACTTCACTATCAACCGACGATGTAGATAGTATGTCACCAGACGCAGCGGCGGTTATTACGTTTAGTCTACCAGCTACTGTACCGGCAAAGCTATAGGTTTCATCCGCTTCAGCGTCTGTACCAGTGGAGCCAGCCACAGTAGCAGTAATGCTATAGGTTTCATCCGCTTCGGCATCTGTACCCGTCGAAGCAGATACCGAGCCAGTGATGCTATAAGTTTCGTCGGCTTCGGCCTCGATGGGCGGTGTGGAGGTAACGGTAGCACCGAAGCTAAATGTTGAATCTACTTGGGCATTTCTTACTTGTGCCGCTGCCGAACCAGATACTGCTATTGTGGCAGTGGCTGGGGCCGTTCTTACATTAAGCGCATTGATAGAAGCAGACGAAGCAATATTAGCGCTTGGTCTTCCCAGCCGTACTTTGTTAACCGCATCAGCGATAATCGTAGTTACCGAGGCAGCTATGTCAGAGGTACGAACTCGTTTTGCTGCTAGGCTGGTACTGGCGGCTACATTAGCGGCGGCTAGAGATAGGCGAGTAAGTTTACCTACTATCGAGGTAGTAGTCGAGGCAGTCGCCGCTGCCGCCGTAGAGCGGGTACGTTTAGCGGCTAGGCTAGCAGTGGCGGTAGAAGTGGCTTCACCCGTTGCCGTGCGTATTCTTACCTGATCTACAGACCCAGTTGCAGAAGCCGTGGCGGCAGCATCGGCTGTCCGTATGCGCTCGCAATCTATCGTCGCCGTAGCCGACACAGACGCAGACATAGCGGCGTCTACGATAGTGGCGGTGGTGGCGCTGACTGTCGTTGTAGCGGATATAGACCCAGCTACATCAGCCGTTCTTTTTCTTTGTACTGCAGTAGAGGCTGTAGCAGAGATAGTAGTGCTAGGTCGCCCTAATCTTACCTTATTAACAGCATCCGCAATGATGGTAGTTACTGAGGCCGCAATATCAGAAGTGCGTACCCGTGTGGCGGCAAAACTGGTACTAGAATTAACGGAAGCAGATGCTGTAGCTTCTTTGACCCGTACCGCCTCAACAGCCGTTGTGCTGACAATAGACGCACTCGCAGAAGCCTCAACGATATTAGCGTCGAGGGCCGCTAGTGGTGCTGATGCGAGAGGACTAAAGCCTAACATTGACTAGCCTTCTAGTGGCGCTGATGGAATATTGCTGGTTTCATCGGCTGCAGTGTAGCGAGCCAAACCTTGAGTAATGCGAAAATCTTGGATGTAGCCTTGCATATACTGCGAACTTCCGGGGGCAGATGTTCCTATTTTAAATTCTACGGCAGAACTGTCGTAATTACCATTAGCTGTAAAGTTTCCTAATTTTATTCCATTTTGATGTAAGTAAAAAACAGCACTTGCATTTCT